TTCTCGGAATGTCATCGTTCGGTTACTTTCTCAGTGAAGCCCGCTTGACCTTCACGAACTCCATTGTAACACGTCGAAGGCCCCGGCGTCTATTCTTCTTGTAAACCCGGGTTACTTCCTTGTGGCATGGTACGCACAAAGGAATCAAGTCTGTGACTGCCTCATGGCCCAGACGTGCATAGGTCATGTGATGAACATGAAGCACCTTTGCGGCCTTGCGACAGGCAAAACATTTCTTGCCGTAATAGGCAAAGACTTGCTGGCGCTTGCGCTGCCAACGCTCAGACTTGATATAGTCTCTGTAAGCCTGAGTGACCATATGACAGGAGGGCGGTATTGCTACCGCCCTCCATCAAATCACCACTCTTCGGACTTGCTGGCACCACCGGCACCAGCGGAAGCAACCTCGGCTGCCTCTTCGGCTCCTGCGGAGCCGTCCTCACCATCGTGGTAGTGAGCCGCCTGTTGGTCGTAAGGAATCTGGCGTAGAGCCTTCTCCAAATCGAACAACTCGTAGTCCTCAACGTTCTTGTCGTGAGCACCTAGTGGAGTAAGCAGGTAAGAGGTGTCGGTTGCACCGGCACCAGAGCGCTTAATCTTGAACCACTTGTCAGTGATTGTACCAATCTCACCGGCCTGCTCAATCAGAGACGGTGTGATGGACTTCGGGCCATTGCCCTGAGACAGAACAGCCACGTATGGCTCGTTCGTGCCGTCGTCAACTAGGACGTTGACGTAAAGGCGGGTCTTCTGCTTCCAACCAGCCTTCCAGTCCTTCTTGTGCTGCTCGCAGCCATAGCAGGCACCCTCATCGTCGATGGTGCAAACTGCCTTACGACGCCAGTTCTTCGGGTTGACGTGCTCAACCGCTAGGAATCCTAGGTCGTTCTTCTTGGAAAAGTTGGGGGAATCCTCGTCAAGTTCCTGTAGGAACAAAACCTTGACGGCCTGCTTGTCGGCCAACTTGAACCACTTGGTTGGGTTGGAATCACCCGAACCGTTGAACTTTGCCTCTTCTGCATCAACGTGTGCATTAATGCTCTTCAATCCTCGTACAATACCCATTTTTGTTTGTTTCTCCTTGTATGTATTACGGCCTCATCAGAGCGCCTGTAACATCTATTCTACCATAGAATCTCTTATGCTGCAAGAGATTCTTCAATGTTCCATTGACTGTACTGCAGGTTGGTGATTGCGTTACGCAAGCATTGGCGAATCTCATCATCACTCATGTCTGAGGTGTCCTTGGCCCCATGAGGAAAGACACAACTGTCATCGTATGCACCCCACATGTGCTTCTTGTTGGGCAACTTGGAAATGATGCTTCTCGCCAAATCCCTACCCGGCCTGTGGCCTGCGCAGGACACGGCATTAGGTGTACCATTAGGTACTCTACCTCGACACACACGACAATTGGGACGGTACTGCTTCTTGTCGAAGTCAGTTAGGTAGATGATGGTTGAGAAGTTCCTGTTGATTTGGGCAATGTGGTAGTCAGATACACTACCGCCCAACAGGGCACCCACATTTGGATACCCCGCCTGATGGACCCTCATGCCGTCAAAGGATGCCTCAACGACAATCAACTTGTCCCCGTGCTTGCGGGCACGGTGCAGATTCCAGATTGTCTGTGCCTTTGGCAATCCCACAGAGTTCTTGAACTGCTTGTCTGTGTGGGATGGTGTACGACCAATCACACCAATCGGCATACCGTTGGGGTCATGCATCGGTACCGCCACCATGTTCTTCTTGGCGGAATAGCCTACCTCGAAATGCTCCAAGGTCTCATCTTCGAAACCTCTGGACTTCATGTATTCTTCTGCTACCGACCCCTTGAAGTCTGCTGCCATTCGGTCAATGACGCTTTGAGGGAACTCCTTGAACTCGACCGGCTTGCTCATGGCCTCCCTCAGCCTATCGGCAAATGGAGTGGAGTGCTCGGTACGCTTCTTCAAGATGACCCTCTGGGCCTGAAACGGATTCAACTTCTTCAACTTGCGCAGCAGGTCTGGCAGTGTGCCAGAGGCCATGCAGGAAGGGTTGAAGCATGTCCACAACCCCTTGGACTTGTCCACGGCAAAGGCCGGGGAATCAGTATTGCCGTGGAATGGGCAGTAGGCAAGGAAGTGGGTCGTCGTGTCGCCAACCACCTCAATGTTGCAGTACTCTAGAACTCCTTCAACTTGGTTAGCGGAGTAGACTTCATAATCTTCTTCCCATTCATCACGCCTGCGGTTCCCCATAGGTCGCCTCCCATCCCGATGTAGATTCCATATACCGATAGCCTGAACTTGAACACTTCTCGCTCAGGGTCATACTCCAACGTAAAGCCGGGGTCCAAGTCTAGGCTTGGAACTACCCCGTCTTCACGCATCTGGTCCTCTAGGAATTCAACTAACTGTGCCTTGTGTGACTCCAAGTTGGAGTCTGTGATTTCTCCATCCATGGAGAACCGGATAATTTCCTCGTGCATCCTTCACCTTAGTCAAGAGTAAACTTCTCTTCGTACGTACCACGGTCCATGTCCCAATCAAGGAACCCGGAGAACAGTGGGCCGTAACGGTTCTTTGCGCACTCAATCTGGTAGTAGTTCGTGTCATCGTGACGGTGAACAGCAATACAGACTGTGGAGTCGTAGGCCAACTGGCGGCTCCATGCGCTGCGCTCCACATTCGGTGGACCATCAATCTTTCCACCATCCGGCGGGGTGGCCGAAGAAATGACCACGAAAGGAATCTGGCAGTAGTTTGCCAGTTGCTTGATTTCCAGTGACAGGTTACGCATACGTCCTGTCATGTCATCAGTGATGCGGTTGTCGTGGAACAACTGCAGGTAGTCAATCAGCACGAAGTCTGGGCGGTACTGGTCAATCTTGCCGCGCATGAAGTTTGGCGTCATGTCCCCAGAACCGTTACCGTCAACAATGTATGAGGCCGGTGCTTCCTTCAACTTGGCCGAGAACTCCCTGAACTCGTCAGGATTGACGTTACCCAGCATTAGGTCTGAGTTGGAGAATAGTCCAGAACCCATGACTGTGAAGATACGGTCCTGTACCGCCTCCGCTGTCATTTCTCGGGAGAAGATGAGCGGCTTGTACCCGCGTGCAATAGCCTTTGCGGAGAACAGTGTGCCCAGCGCAGACTTACCCCTCGCCGGGTATCCGATGAGGGAGATAACGTCACCGGCCTGCATGCCCAATGGCATGGAGGCATCAATGAAGTCCAGACCAGTCGGCACACCCGGGGTACCGCCCATTGCCTCAGCACGCTCACGAACTTCATCGTAACGTGCCTTGGCCCCATCGAAGTCTGTGACATTCAGGTCTCGTGAAGTTGAGGCGAACCTGTCCAACTTGTTCAGGGCCTCTTGCAGTCTGGCCTTGACCTCTCCTGCAGAGGTACCGTTCGTCAATTCCATACCGGCGCGAGTCAACAGGGTTTCAACCCTGTGGCTGACAAACTCCGAACGCAGGGAATCCAGATAGTGCTTGGATGGACCCGGTACCTTTACATCATCAATCTCACCGGGAAACCTGTCCTCAATGAGTTCAAACTTCGGAATCTCTCCGTAACTGTTGTGGTAGTCCTTGATGTAGGACCAAACGTCACCATATGCCGTGAACAACTCGTCCACGTTCGGGGCGAACAAGGCTTGCTTGTCGGAGTTCTTCAAGACAGAGTTGATGACCTTAACTTCTGTTAGTTCTTCTGCCAACGGTTCCTCCATTCTTCCAGCCGCCTCTGCGTCTCGTTCCGACGCTTGGCAGCAATCAATTCGTTTTCATTGTGTTCTTGCATGGCTGATTCAACCTTCTCGTAGTTGAATAGGAACCACTCGATGCTTGGATTCTCGTAATGCCCCAAGTAATAGTCAATCAACTCCCTTGCCTGTGTGGGAGTGTAGTCCATCAGAATGGACTCGAAGCCCCAGCGGGACTTGTTGCGATTCACCGAGGCGGACCTACCGACCTTTTCAGCATACTGCTGCATGAAATAGGTTGTCAGTGCGTGACACTGCTGGGCGGTAGGCTTCGCCATTACCTAGCAGCCTCGGTCTTGTGTTCGACAATGTCCTGCTCTAGCCATGCATCAGCAGTGGCCTTCAACTTAGCCCTTACTGCTGAGGGGGACATACCGTCTGGTACGTCAGCGCTGAGGGTGTACCCCGGCCTGACGTTCTCAAAGTCGCCAAGGTTGACGGTTGCTTCGACCCTGTACTCTACACGTACGTTTGTCGGCTTTACTTCTTCACTCATTTTGTCTCCTAATCGAAATCTGGCGCTCGCCATACCGGCCTGAATTCTCCATCGTCTCCTTGGACATAGAGAATATGCTCCTGACGAATCATCGCTCGGAGTTCTCTGGCGGTGGGAAGCCTTTGCGGAGTCACCTTTCCGTCCTTGCGTGGACGGCCCCGGTGAACCGTGGACAAGAAGGCGTGTGCCTCCATGATGTTCTGCTCGGACCACATATACTTGAACTTGCGTCGGTGCTCGTTGAGCCCGTAGGTGTACTGTGGTTCAGAGATATCGCCATTGGTGATAGCATCTTGGAGAACCCTTCTGGTCCTCATAAGCATATCACAAACCTCTTGGGTTGTAAAGGCGGGGGCCTTGCGCTTCTTCACATCTGAGTACGTGTATGCTACCCGCTTACCCAGCGGGTAGCACCACGTAATGATGGTGTCCGCACCACGATTGATGTGCAGACGTGTGTGGAGCAATGGAATGGTCGGCCCATATTCATCCAGTTTCCCATCCAAGAAGAAGTATCTTAGCGGGGTAGACTTCCGGCGACGAGGCGCTTGTCCTCCATCTTTGCTAGCCATTGGCCCAACTCCGTGTTCTTGTTGACAAACCTTCTATCTCCACACAAAAGACAGGACGTTTCGAAGTTCTTGTTGTCCGAAAAGATTCGGTCCAAGAACACGCGTCCGTGACACTTTTGGCACTTCATATCAAATTCCTCTTTCGTCTGGTGCCAAGGACGCAGGAGAGACGGTTCCACCGACCTGACGCGCAGCCAAAGCCTTGACTAGTACACCAAGCACGGCCACACCGATTGCTGTGACAGCAGCGGTAAAGTCAAAGGAAACCAAATCGAATCCGTCAACCGTTACAATCGCCAAAAACACCTGCAACGCGGTGAAGAATGCCCTCTCAGCAAAGTCCTTCCAGAATAGTGAATTCCACATGTGTATACCTCCTTTTCCTTGGTATAACACAAGTGTATCACGAAATCCTTCCTTATGCAGAGAACTTCTTGCCCGCAACCCAACAGGTGTAGTCTGGCAAAATCTCTACCGGCTGGATATGCACTTGGTCTCCACTGATGAGACCGACGGCAAAGCCCTGCTGCCAGTTGTGAATCTGGCTGTACTTGAATCCGTCTGAGTCCACCTTGCACATGTGACCAATTTCGTAACCACGCAGCGTCTCGCCTCGTAGTTCGAGGGTCTTGTAGTATGTGCCCATACGGTGGGAGTGTCCTCTGATTAGGGATACTCCTAGGTTGTTTACGTCTGTCTTCACGCTACCGCCCGATTCGGATACCGCCGAGATACCGTGGTGGACAAAAATGTCTCCGTATCGGTGCTTCGGCTTGTCCTCATAGAAGATGTAGTCGATGCCCAGACTGTCCAGTCCCCACAGGGACTCGGGGGTAATCTGGTCAAAGATTTCCTTCATGTGCTTGTCGGCGTAGTTCCAGATACGAATGTCATGGTTGCCCAGCGCAGAGAAGATTTCAGCCTTGGGCCGCTTCTCCCTTGTCAGGGCATAGAAGTCGGCGGTATCCTTCTCTTCGTATTGCACATACTTCATGAGGTGCTGCTGAATGTCGAAGTCATCGGGGTTCGACCCGGAGTAGACCTCAATCTCAGGCACCTTGTTCATGAATTCCTTGGTGCGACCCTCTTCGAATCGACCAAAACAGAACTGGTCGGAGGTGTCACCGAGGTAGTCAACGACGTGGGGCTTGAACCAATCCATGACCTGAAACCACAAACTAATGGCGCGGTCGTCCTGATACGGGATTTGTTGGTCGCTTGACAGCATCCACTTCAAATCGCTACTCAATTATCTTCCTAACTATGTTGGCCTCGACTAATCTTTGACGAGTCGAGCACTGCCCTGATGAAGTTGGTATCCTTGGCTTCTCTGTCCCTGTATCCCATGATGTATCCGGCGTACAAGGTGAAAAGCAACAACCCCACTAGGGCCAGCAGGGTCAAGGTACCGATTCCAACTTCGGCTACTGTGGTCTCCCCGTCTCCGGGGTCAACCTCATCCGAGAAGAAGCCAGAATCCTCTTCGTTGTCAATTTTATCACGACCCTCAGGCTCTTGTCTAGGGTCAGGTGTCACGGTCACTGTCTCTACAGGTGCAGTGACAGTCTGGGTCGGTACCGCCTGCGGCGTGCGCGTGACGGTTGGTCCCGGCACCGGGTCTGTCACAAAAGTGGTTGGACCCGGGACACGCACCTCTTTTACCTGAGGCGCTGGTGTCACCGTGACGGTACTGGTCGGCCCCGGAATCCTGATGGGGTCTGGCCGCACGGTCACCGTCACCACTTCTGGCAACGGCTGACCAATCAATGTGCCACACACCTTGATGCCTAGCAGATTGATAAGACAGCCTGTTTCGGCGCGAGCCGGTGCCGGATACAATGATAGCACAGCGGTCAACAGCAGTGCAAGAACGAGGGCCGCAAGTCTTTTCATGCAATCATTGTACCGGAAAGGCCATTCGGAAGCGAATCGCCCTTGTCGAAGTTGCACTTGGCATGCGCGGGCGCGACATTGTCCCATGTGTGGGTACCGCCCTTGCACAACGGAATGATGTGCTCAACGGTTGCAGCCATGTAGTTCGGAAACCTCAGGCGTGGATTGATGGGATTCTTGCAAACCCAGCATGTCCATGCGAACAGGTTGAACAGGGTCAAGTGGTCGATATCGTCGCCCTGTGCGTAGACGGCCCTCCTTTTCGGGGAGTAGTACTGAACCTTCTTCACACTCCGACGCTTTGCCACTGTTGTTTACCCTTTCCATAGTTGAATTAGGGTTCATGGCGTCAGTATCCCAATGCCTGCCAAGCCACGTAGAATGACTGAGAAATCTTGTCGTTCTTCTTCTGACCGGCGTTGATGTTGACCTGCACATTGAACCCTCGATGGTCGGGTTGCAGTTGTCCGAGTCCGTTGATAACACAGAAAATTCTTGTCTGATGTTCTGCTACGATACCTGTGGTGATGATTGGTTCACAGCGGGTGGCAAAGAAGTTACCGAACCTTACCGCCGCCGTTGCCGAGTCAGACTTCATGCGCTTGGCAATGATGACTCGACCTGCAGCAATCTTGACGCCTTCGACACGGCGCAGCCCACCCGGCAGCGTGTAGATACCGCGAGGGGTGTTGTTGTAAAGCCATTCCGCATTGTCGGTCATGGCGTCCATCTTACGTTCGCCCACCATTTCGTTGGGCGTCCAGTTGATTGCCTTAAAAGTCATTCATATCATCAGCTCGGAATCCGAAGGCGTGCCATGCAACGAAGAACTCGCGTTCAATCTTTGGCTTGACCTTCTTCTTCTTGTTCTTTCCCTTGCCCTTGTTCTGCTTCTTGATTTCTTCTTCATCGAAGTGAACAGTGGCCTTGATATCAAAGCCATTGGCGTTAGGGTAATCAATACCTACCGGCCCGTTCACAACGCAGTAGATTCTGCGCTGGAAGTCACTGATGATGCCGGTGGTGATGTGTGGCTGGCAACGAGGGTCAAAGGTTCGACCGAAACGAACGCTGGTCCGCTCAGTGGCGGACTTGCGGTTCTTGCGGATGCGTGCCTTACCGGCCAAGATGATGGTCTTCTCATCAAGTGGAAGACCGCTGGCCTCGTAGTAGCGACCGCGTGGCGAATTCTCGTACAGCCATTGATAATTGGACTGCAGTGTGTCAAGGCTGTCCTTGGTAATAGGGTCATCGCGGGTGTACTGCATAGCCTTGAATGGTGTAATTGCCACTAACTGATTTCCGGTCCTTCCTTGTGTAGTCTGATTTCTGCGAGGGACACGCTCACCACATGCTTGGCATCACGCTTGGCACCGATTCTCTCGAATGCCTCCGGTGAAGTGACATGGCAACGCAGTCCTTCTACAATCAAGTAAATCTTACCATCGGCAATGTTATGAATCAAACTACCGTTACGGAACTTCATCTTAGCGGAGATACGGTATTTTGCTACCGCCGCCTCTGTGGTCTTGACGACACGGTGTGGACGCCAAGAGTCCAGTACACGCTTGGAAAGTAGCCTAAGCCTTCGCTGAGGACCAACGATGTAGAAGAAACCCTTCTCAGTTTGAACGAAGGTACCGACCGGGTAGTTAATTGGCGTCTGCGGAAGACTCTTCGTTCTCAACAAGTGCCTCCAACTCCTTGATTCTTTCCTTTAGTCGCTCGTTCTCGTTAGCCACGATGGTCAAGTCCACACGGACCTCAGCCTTCTCGTTCTCTAGGTTGGCGAGGCGTTCGAGCAGCGCATTGACCTTCAAGTCATGTCTAGTAATTTCTCTAGTTTCTTCCATCTTAGTTTCTTTCCTTTCTTCTTTGCTAACGCAAAATTGTACACACGTTTTGGGGTTCTGTCAAGACCTACCAGCGGTTAATCTTGCGCAACTCGTTGACGAGTTCTGGATTGAACTCACATGTGTTCGGTCCGTGCTGCTCACCCTCTGCCGTGGTGATGGGTGCGCCACAGTTCATGCAGAAGTAGTCCCCGGAGTCTCCACCGTCTGGACGCTTGTGCTTTGGCTTGCCGGAAACTACCGGCCTCTTTGAAAACTTGTCGTTTACAGGCATACCTGAATTATACCATTCGGGTCACTTGGAAGCCAACTGCTCACGCAGGTCATCAACCTCAGACTGCAACTCGTTGAATGCCTGAATGGTGTTGGCTAGCAATGCGTAAAGGTCAACAGCCAAACCGGAGTCTCCGTCATTGTCGTCCACGACAACCTCAGGCATGACCCTTTGAATCTCCTGAGCAGACATTCCTCGGTACCTCTTCTTGTTGACCAGACCAGCCTTTTCTGCTTCTCGGCGTTCCTTGGCAGTCATCTTCACGTGAGGCTCACGAACATAGTCGTATGCCTTTAGTTCCTTTAACTTTTGCCTCATAGGCTCGGATGCCTCGGTCACATCAGACTTGAACCTCATATCAGATGGGGTCAGCCAACGGGCCGCACGGGCGTCGATGTATGCGCCACCATTGATGGAGGTCATGCGAATCTCTGTGTCTGCCGGGAAGACGATTGCACAGTTTCCAGCCGCATTTCCAAGAATTGGTCGGGTGCTCATTTGGGAGGCACCACCCATGTACAAGTTACCGTTGGCATTGACGATGTTGAACATGGAATCAGTAAACATGGTGTCCAGACGAGTAACCACGTCCGCCTCGTTCTTGGAGATAATCAGGTTCTTTCCAAGTTCGTTGAAACTAAAGTCGATGCGCTTGTCGCCCGGAGAGCGGAAGGAGAAACGCTGAGAACCATCAGGGCCAGCGTATCCAACCTTGATGATGACGTTGGTTCCGGTTGGGTCACCAAACACGTACTGGTTGGCGGTAGCAATGAAGTTGCTGTTGTCCATATACAGAATGTTTCGAGCCTGTGCCGTACCAAAGAAGTAACTGGTAGCAGCAGACTCGACACGCTCGGCGTTCAAACTGATGGTGGTGGTACCAGAGGCCGTCTCCCTAGAAGACAAGGAGATTCTGGCCGGGGATGCGCCACCCAACTTCGGAGACGCCAACTGCATGACCGCAGAGTTCGGTGCACCCGGAATGTAGTTGACCCAAATCTGGGCCGGTGCCCATGCCGTGTTGTGAGAGAACATGGAAATGACGTTCCACTGCTGTCCAGACTCGTACGGATTGTTGGCGTTGGTGATTTCTGTACGCGTGCCGTTTGGTGCACGTGAAGTGATGTTGGCGAACTCGGTGTTACCGTTGTCCTTAATCTTCCAACCAGCAGAGGCTTCCACATAGTTACCAGAAGCAATGAAGGAATTACCGTTGTCAGTACCGGTCGGCGGTCCAACAATCAACTTGCCTCGAATGGAGGCGTCACCGAACTGAGCATTACCGGCAAGGTTGATACTCCATACAGGGTGCTGTACACCATTGACTGTAACGTTCTGGTTTGAACGGATTAGGCCGGTGACGATACCGGCTCCGTTGATGGTGGTGGAGGCAGGGGCCTTCCATGGAGAGGCTTCTTCCAAGCCGCCCTGCACACGCTCAACCTGCACACCGTCAAAGCACAGCCAAGTCTGCTTGGTGGTGTCTGGCTTGTCAACACCGACAAGGATTTTCCTGACACCGGCTGGGACAGTGATGACAAACTGGAACCTTCGCCACGTGCTGTCGTTTGGCATGCTGACGTTGTGGGTAGCGAAGATGGAGCCAGTCTCGTCCTTGACCCTAAGGACGTAATCTCCCACTGTACCGGCGGCATCTGGGCTGCGATTGTACATGTACATGGAAACGATGTACTTGGTGTCTGGTTCGACCCCGACATTGTAGTCGGTGGTGCTCTCGCCAAACCAAATGGCCCATGCGTTGGGTGCAGAGAAGTAGTTGACACTCAATGCCTTTCGACCAAATCGGGCAGGAGCGTCAATCTCTGTGGCGTTGGTTGCTGGACCATTTGTCCACAACTTTCCAAGGCCACGGAAACTCCAGAACGGGTTCAGATAGAAGTCGCCCTCATGCTCGAAGTCCGAATAGGCCGGGTGCATAACGTTCGGAGAGTCCTGAATCTTTAACGCCTTGGCCTGAATGGCTCCGTCATTGACCTCTAGGCCAGACTTGTTCAGACGGTAACCAGAGACGCCTTGGACAAATCCAAAGGACTCGATGATTCCGTTGGTGTCTGCATCACCAATGGTCAACTTGGACTTGATGGTGAAATCAGTAACCAGACCGTCACCGGCTGTCAACTTGGTAACGTCTAGGTTGGCAATCTTGGCACTGGTGATGGAAGCATTGGCAATACTGGTGGTGGAGATTAGACCTACGTCTGCTTGTGCTTGTCCAGAGGCAGGAGACCTGAGGCCCCCACGGTCTACCGCCCGCACCTTGACGTACCAACGCTGGTTGGTGTCATCGTCATCAACGGCCTGTGCAGGAATGTCGAAAGTACCTACAATGGCGGGACCGGCTGGAATCTTGCCCAGCAGGGTGGTGTTGTCATAGGTCGTGAAACCACTCTGAGTTGAGGCATACACCTCGTACTCAACAACGTCAGCCTCCATGGCCGCACCCGTGGCACGGTTGCCCGTGTGGGTAACCTGAATCTGCAGGGCGTTGGCGTTGGCTGTCGGAGTGGCGGGTGTGGACGGTGGCTGGTTGGTGGCAGCATTGGCTGTTGTGCTCAATGTCCAGTCAGACTCATTGGCAGCGAAGTCCCTTGCCTTGATACCAACCTCGTAGTTCACATACGGAGCCACACCTGTGATGGTAGCGGTCAGGACAGGACTGTCTGCACCGCTCGGAATGGTCAAATACTCCCATGCGGTGGTACCGGCTGCTCTGTAACGCAGAACAAACTCCGCCAAGTCATTTGGCGGGTCCGGGTAGTTCCAGTCAACCTTTAGGGTCGTACGGGTGGTGGCGTCATTGGTCGTCAGGGTGGCCTGTGTGATTTCAGGCTCCGGTGGCGGAACAGTGTCCACACCAAAAGGACTTACCGGCTCGGCAGTGGCACGAGCGGGGGTAGACAAGGTTCCGAACTTGTCCATGGTCATGACAATGTAGTGCCATTGTGTATAGTTGGAGGTGGTGTGCTGGAAGAATGTTCCGGCAGTGAATCCAACCTTGTTGATACCGGTCGCATCGAATCCACTGGTCACAGAGGCGTGGATGACGTATCCTACAATGTCATCGTCTGTTGGTTCTGTCCAGTTAAGGTTAACAGCGTCAGTGATACCGACCGCGACGAGGTTGCCCGGTGGTCCCGGTGGTGGATTGGATGCAGTGATAGGGTCCGAGTAGTTTGACTTCAAGCCCTTGTTGTCTACCGCCCTGACTCGCATGGTCACGGTGGCAGAAGGGTTTTCGAACAAGGCACGGTTGCCTTCAAAGGAAAGGGTGTAACTGATTCGGCTGGCCGTCTGCTGCGGTACAGCCACCACACGAACGACATTGCCATTACCGGTCAACTCAACCTCGTAGCGGGTAATCAGCGAGAAGTCATTGTTGACATTCAACTCAACCGGGTTCCACTCACCTACGAAGGAGTCACCAGAGACCACCCATGTTACATCGGTTGGAGTTTCAGGCAGCGTTGAATCCTCCGCTGTCACAAACTCAAATCGAGGTGACCACGGAGAATCATCTGTACCATCGTATACTCGTACCTGAACGGCATACTCGGTACCCGGCTGTAGGTCTGGTACTAGTTGTCTCATGGAATGTTAACGTCCAAGGTGAACTCGACTTCCTGAACCTTACCCTCTTCCTTGACGAATGGGGTTAGTAGGAATTCACGAGCCACCATGATGTAATCTGGGTTTACTGTGTCAGCATCATCAATACGGATTGCATCGAAGTCTACCAGCGCGTTACCGCCTGCTCCTGCGGTGGTGATGATTCTGATTTCTGTGATGTTCTCCCACTTGGGGGAGCCGGTAGCAACTGCACTGGACTTTGGTACTTCAACAATACGGTAACCCGGTGCCTGACTACCAATGACAATGTCATAGTAGTTGGAAGAGTCGGTCATGAACCTGAACGTAAGGGTGGCGATGTTGGCGTCGTGTGCGTGGAAGGCAAACACGAAACGGTCCAGACCTGAGTGTCCAGAAAGGTCTAGGAACATTTCTGCCAATCCGTCAGTGACCGAACTGCCCGCGCCTGCGCTCTGCTGCAGGGCGTCACTACCGATGCGAGCCGTGCCAGTGGAGTAAGTAGAGTCTTCAAGTGTTGGAATCTTGTTCCAATCCTCAACGTCTTCGTCAAACGTTGTGAGCAACTTTGAACCGTACTGTCCAGCCACCGCGTCTGCGCTGGCCGAATATAGTGCAACTTCGTAGATGCTTCCACCAAAGGTTTCCGGTACCGGTGCCTTGAAGACCAACTTGTTGTTGGCAAAGTCAAAAGAGGTGACCGTGATATCTGCACGAGCGACCTCTAGTTGCAACTTGGTGTCATCGACGTTCTCTGCCTTGCCGCCAATACCCACCGCGATTGACTGCGCAATGCTTGGCACCCATCCCGCCATGTAGCGCTTGATGTGTGTCTTGCCCTCGGTCGTAATCAAATCTTCGTCACCCTTACTTCGTATTCAGTCAGGTCATCCATGTCTTCAACGTCTAGAACAACATCGACTACTTGGTTTCCACTGCTGTTGGTTCTGATGGTCTGGGAGATAATTCCAAGGATATCCGGTACGCCGGGGGTATCTGAATAATCACCCGTATCAAATCCGAAGAAGGAGTCGTCTGTTACGTCCTCACCCGCTCCGCGACCATTCGGTCCGGCATTGTCAGAATAGACAAGTTCATCCACTCCCTCAGGAATGTGGAACATCGGGTCAAGGGGCGTTGTGCTACGCTTAACTGCTGGTTCTGCCATGTTTCAATTATATGACCAAGAGAGGCATAAGTCAAACACGACGACGAAGGTCAAGGGAGGTGACGATACCATTCTGGTATTCATTCTTCACACCCATGACGAAATAGTCTCCACTGATGTACTTCTCAGGATAGTCAACGGTGACAACATCACCAATCTCAATTAGTGGATTACCGAATACCTCTAGGGAGATACCGTCGTTTCCGTAGGTGAAGTTGTTCCTCATCCATGCGGCAATGTTCTCGGCCATAGCCTTTGACTGAATCCATGGAGAAGTCAGGTCGGTCTCAGACTTTCCACGACGACGAATCTGGTCGGTGTTCTCTGCAACCACCTCTTCTGCCTCGGCAATTTCCAGTGCACGACCCAAACAGGTAACTACTTGGTTGACACTCTGGCCGGTACCAGCAAAGGACAAGGTGTCGTCTCCGTGGATGACAGAGTTGTACCTCGCCGTGTTGGCGATGACAAACTTTGCCCCGAACGGGTTGCCACGGTACTCCAAAGGAATGGCTCCCCAATCGTTTGTCAGGTACAGCCTAGAGTGCAGTACCGGCTTGGGGTCGAACTTAACGTCGAACTCACGAATCTCGTGGACGATTGGTCCGAACTCGTCAAAGAATTGGCGGTTGAAACGCTTGCGCGCACGCACAGACTTCTTCTTTACTCGACGCTTGTAGTCCTTCCAGCGGTAGGTCCATTCACGGTCCCACTGACCGCCCATGTAGCCACGGTCAACCTTGTCCAAGAAGGAGAAGTCCTCATCCAAGTCACCTTCCTCTTCACGGCGTACCGCGTACAGATACTCGAACTGAGCCTTGGTCTTTCCACGAACGAACAGGCCGAACTTTCCGTTCTCTGCGTTCTTGGTGCCGTTGGATGGTGAGGCAATGGCACTAATGGCGTTCTTTCCGTTCACCCACACCTGAATCCTGTGGTCAGGAGAGTTTGGCAAGTTGATGTAGGTAATGTCAATCTCGTACTCGATGTTCTCACCAATAGCCAGTGCTCTCTTGTCAATCACATGGTCCTTACCGCCCACACGGGAATAGAGCATTAGTTCTTGACGCTTCTTGCGTTCCTTACCGCCCAACTTGCTGCTAGGGGTTAGTTCGATGTAGTAACCATTCTCATTAGCAGTTGAGTTGTGAATCACAATACCGGCCCGCTGGTGCGTGTTGCCCTGCTCGGGAATGAACTTCATCCTTGTACCATAGTAGAAGAATGGGCTGTCGTCAGTGGCACCACGAGTCGCCAACAGAATGTCGCTGTAACTGTCCATGTGTGGACCAGCATTCAACTGAATCTTGGACTCCTGCTTCAAGTGGCGGAATCCAGCGGCATCGGTTCTGTGATTACCGTTGACAATCTTGCGAACGCTGTAACCAGTTGCCTCGACGTTGTGGTCACGTGGCTCGGAGTTCCAGACACCACGCTCGAAGTCACCGTTCTCGTCTTGTGCAATACGCAAGGCTCCAAGGAAGTGGGCCTTGTATCCGTGACCCGGAGCAATCTGACGCATTACGTCATTCTTCTCATCCTCTGACCTGACGATGGTGTTGCGCAACTGGTTTCCGGCAGGGCCAGCGTACCACGCCAGCACCTTGCCGTTGTAGCGGATAATCTCACCCTCGACGTTGACAAGTCCAGCGTACGGCCAGACCTTCACGTCATCGGCACCAATCCACAGATACTCGTCGGTCTCGCTCAGGTTTCGTACCAGTGGGGTGGCACGCAGAACAACAGAACTGTCTTCCGGCTCCCAGACCTTCTGCATGGTCGGATTGCCGTTGTTGAAGTCAGACCAATTGGTCTTCTGGTAGATGACCCTGATGCTGTTTGGCTCAAACTCAGTGGTCTGGTCTAGGGTGACGATGTTTGCTCGCTGCTCAGGGCTGTCGTATGCTTGGAAATCCCATACCGGCGCTTCTAGTGGACTCAGAGCATACTCGCGGGTACGAATCTGCAAAACACCCTCGTTGTCGAAGTAGACCGCTGTCTGTGTGGCCTTGGCAAGTTCGCCCAGCACCTCCCAGACGTTCTCTTCTCCGGTGGTGTAGAACACAGGAATGACGTGCTCGGTCACGAGGTCTCCACGGTCGATGTGGTAGTTGTTGAAACCAACAGAGTCCAGCAGTCGCCACATAATCTCAGGAGCCTTCAAACCCTCCCACATGGCCGGTAGGACCAGTTGGTCATTGAAGAACTTGGAGTGGTCTGTCACGTCCATGGTCACGTTGTCGTCAGACTGTCCGGTCCATGACTCGGTGTACATGACGAATTGCGTCACCCGCTCGAACGGCTCATCCTCATCCTCGTCATAGAATGCATAACGCAGGGTCACCTGTGCATTTGGCTCTAGGTAGTCACTCCAAATGATGCTGGTGTTTTCGTGGCTGAACAATCCCAAGTGGGCTTCGCCGTCAATCTCGTAGATGTTGGACAGGCTGATGTGTCCCTGATTAGACGTTACCGTGCCGATTGGGTAAAGGTTGGAGGCGTCGGCCAAGTCGAAGGAGTCGTCCACATCGACCACCCACTGGCTCAGGTCGGCCTCTAGGTGCGCGCCAATCTCGATAACGTCTAGGAAGGAATCTGCTCCGGTGGTTGGCTTCCATGAGTTGGTGTCTGTGTCCCAATACTGAGTAACAGAACCATTGGACTGGTACCCGCCCTTTAGGGTGCGCACCACCAACTGGATACGCCTGATGGGGTCAGTCGCCGGGAACCCGTTGGCGTCATTGATTCTGAAACCATTCTGGGTCCAGTTGAAACCATTCCAGTACAGGACAATCTCACCGCTGGCCTCCCAACCGCTCAGGTTCTCGTTGGGAATGGTCTGGGTTGAGTTTGCTCGGGTGATGACAATATCAAAGTCATTCGGAGACGCCCATGTGTTCTCCAACTTAATGACAATCTTGTTGGCCTTGACATTTTTTGGCGTGAAGACCTTGTTGTCTGCGCTCCAATCGCCGTACTCGACAAATGGGCGGGCGGAAGTCAGGTTGTCGTGTCCGGTCAGACCAATGTACTCATCCAGTGGGAAGTTGGTGGTATTGAACAAAGGAATGACACCACCCACGGCTGGCTTTGGAGAGGTCCAGTACTTGTAGATATCATCTACGTCTGCAATGTAGAACCTCGCATCCATACCGCCGCCTACGTCAGTGTAGTCTCGACCAATGGTGGAATGGCCCACACGGGCCTTGTTGATACCCTTGCGTGGGCGTACCGGCTCGACAAGCGTCTCAATCGGGAACAACTCAATGTCATATCCGGTCTCCTGCTCGTTTGGTACATTGTCCACACGGGTGTCAATGTAGCGGTTGAGGTTCCAGTCAATGACAACCTCTGGAAGTGCCTTTAGCGCGGTACCGTTCTTCAACGCCTCAATCAGACGCGGTGATGCATTCTTCACGAACTATACCTCTTCCAGTGTAATGTCGATGTTCAGGAGGTCAAATGATGGACCTCGCTTGGTCACTTCCTTCGAGAAGTCTGTAATCATTACCATTACTTCCTGAGTCTCAGGAATCTCAACCTTGTCACGGTCACTACCGGCGCGCAGGCGCATGTAGAATGCACCATTCACACGGTTGTGGAAATCTTCCATCCAATCACCCGGCTGACCATTCGCCAAGAACGGCACCTGTACGTTTGGCAGGTTGTCCCATGAGCATGAGAACGTGCGCTTCTTGGCAACGACATATCTGCGAAGAGTTCCATTCGCCATGCGTTGCTTGTTTTCGAGGCGCTCAACACTGATGCTCAAAGGAGAACGACCGTGGTCAGAAATCTTTACCCACGTCGAACCATCCTCCGACCACTCCATAATTGGATTAGTGGTCCAAGACATTACTTCCTCCTGCTCTGTGGCTTACGACGTTCCAGACGCTTAATCTTGATAATCGTACGCTCAGCAATTTCGTCCGCGCTTGCGTTTGTTCCAGTGACATACACCTTCACATTATACTCTGCATTGCCTCCGTTTGCAAAGTTGTTGACACCTTCACGGAACTTAGCAGAAATGTCCCTAGTCAATACCGCCTCGCCCTTGTGCAAGTTGGCAATGGTGTGGTCGAAGTTGATGTTTTCGGCACCCTTTCGTAGAGAAACACCACGGGCACGTAGCCACTGCTGGGCAATCTCGGCACCATTAACATCGGTGTGCAAGTGAGGTCCAGAAGAGTTACCGGTATTACCTGAACGGGCAATCTGCTGACCACCACGTACCGGCCCCAATCCTACACGGGAGCCCGGCTGCAAGTGGGCGTAACGGAATCGAGTGCCACCGATATCCAGCACCATGGTCTCACCGTATGAACGGTAAGGCAAACCATTCGGAGCAATTGTTCCGTTACCCGGAGAACCACCCGAGGTGATGTAACGAGACTCTACGATGTTACCGTTGGCAACAGCAAAGACCGGAGTTCCCTGAGGGACTGGAATGTCGTGAGAACTACTGTAGTGACCGTTGGTCGGCCTGTGCCAACCGCCTGCACCGGCTGCGTAACTGGCGGTACCGCCTGCTGCACCGGAACCGGTTGGACGCGGTAGGTCTCCGACCTTACCGCTTGCGTTGAAGGAAACGTGAACGTGGTCCATGTGGTTGGCCGTAGCAGAGCCACGGTCTTCCATGCCACGCCAGCCACGTCCGTCGAAGGAGTTGATACGCTGACGCCAAATGACGTACATGGCGTCAAGGATTCCGTGGTTGCGGACAACCTCGTTGGCTAGTGCGGTTCCGCGTTCGTCGGAAACCATGAAGTCTAGTGCTCGACCCAATGGGTGCTCGGAGTAGTTGGAACGCTGTCCAACACCACCGATGGTGCCGATGTGGTACTTTCCACCAAGGTAGTTAGCGGCTTCTAGAACCCATGGCTTGACACCCGGTAGGGAGTAGTTGCCCCATGTACCGCCGCCCATTGTGGCAGCGGTAGCAGCAGCGAACGCAGTCTTCTTCTGGTTGGTACCATTCTCCATTCCCTTCTTGACACCTTCCAGCATCATGCGGGCAATGATTCCTGAGGTCATTCCGACCAGACCAAGTGGCTCTCCACCCATGTCTCCCTTACCGCGTCCACGGTAAGGCTTGTCGGTGCCACGACCACCATTGATGGTGTTCAGCAAACTAGAGTGCTTGGCTGCCGCCTTGCGGTTGACAATGTACTCACCCTTTTGTGCACGGACAAGTTCCTCAGAGGCGTGCAGGCCACCCAGCGTCCTAGCAACACCAGAACGGTTGTGACCGGCTCCGCCAACGAAACCTCCACCGTGCATGGTGGACTGTGGGCCGAATCCGGTGTTACCCTTGTTGCGCCTAGTTGTACCCTTCTTGTTGTCCTCAATCATTTCACCAGTCTTGATGAAGTGGTTGAACTGGTTCCAACTGGTGAATCCGATACCCTTCAAGATACCCTTGGCGGACTCCTGACCAACCTGCTCCCACATCTTGTCGGACTGGATTTCCAGACCGGCCTTGCGAATGTGGAACCTCATGCGGTTACCGAAGAATGACGCCCAATTCTCGCCCATTGGCTTAAGGGTCTTCTCACCGAAGTCCTTGTAGGACAGGCCAACATTCTCCATGTGACGCTTCAAGTCCTTCTCGTTGCGAGCAACGTAGGACAAGAACAACTGCAACTGCCTGTCAAGGTTCTTCTTGCGAGACTCCCACATCTTGCGCTGGGCTTCCATGTCGGCGTCGGTCTGCTTTTGCAGTGCGGCCTCGCGCATCTGACCCACACGCTCTAGGTGACGACGCTCAGCCTCTTCCTGCTTCTCCAAGGCACGCATGTGGCGCTCTCGGGCGTCTTCAATTGCATCGCGGCGTCCTTCAAGCCTGTCAATTCTTGCCTCGCTCTTACCGGTACCGGCGGCTGCTGCACGCTCTAGTGCAGTCTGCGCATCGCCAGCAACCGTGTCGTTGCGAATCTTGGCAGCCTCGTCAAAGTTTCCAGAGTTCAGAGCAACATTGAAATCAATGTTGGTGTTCGCCATTTCGTTCAACTTGTTGATACGGGCAATTTCTGCGTCGAACATCTTCTGACGCAGGTCTTCGGCCTTCTGTTCGGCGTCGATTGCCTTCTCGACAGCCTCTACGCGGCGGTCCCAATACTTCTCGGCAGCGTCCTTCTTGGACTCCCACTTGGCGTCCAGCGCATTCTGGCGGCGGTCCATTTCGTTGGACAATGACTGCTGACGCTTGTCCCAATAACTCTGTCGTGCCTCTAGGGCATTGTTCATGCGGGTGTCGAATGAATTGCTAATGGCATCAGCCATGTCCTGCTGTACACCCTGCATGGCAGACATGTTGATACCGGCCACTTGGTCCTTAGCCACACGTGCGGCATTGGCCCACTGGCGGGTTGCGTTGGTGACCGCATCGGTGCGAATCTTGACGCCACCCAAGATGTTGAAGTAGGTCTCTACAGCGTCCTTACCCTGCTGGATGCCCTGCATCTTTGCCATGGTGGCAACGGCGGTAGCAAATTCTTCTGCCTTTTCTGTCGGCATGCTCTCCCAGACAGCACGCAACTTCTGGGCATCGGTCAGTACCGGCCCACCCAGCATGTTGGCAAGACCGACGGCCCATGGGCCTTCGGCCTCCATGGCTTCACGTAGCCTCTGCACCTCGGTCTGTGCACCCTTTAGGTTCAAGCCCTGTGCGCGTACCGCCCAATTGTCTGCAAACTCATCGAAGGTGTCGATGTTGTCGTTAAGTGCCATACCCAGCGCGGATGAAGACTTGGACACGTTTCCGAAGAACTCACGCTCAGCCTTGTCGGCCTCGTTCAAGGAGGTCTTTAGACCCATCAAACCATATGCGCCAAGTCCTTGTAGCGCACGAGCGTTTTCCTCAACGAACTCGTCAACACCGCCCGCTTCACGGACGGCCTTCCTCAACTCGTTTGCGGAGTTGATTCCAAGTTCCTTCATGGCTGCAGTCATTGTCGGGCTGTTTGCCATACTGTCGTACATGTGGGTCCACTCGGTCATTGCCGCATCAGCGAATTGGTTGACCAAGTCCTTGGCCTGACCCGGCTTCATGTTCTGGTTGAATCCCATGACGAATGCGTTTGCGGCATCCTTGGCGGCATCGGACCACTGCTTGGTTCCGAATTCCTTGGTGTTGGCAATGTCAATTTGGTTAGCGATGTACTCGCCGATGTTGGCCTGCTTGATTTGACCGTAGGTGGAAAGTAGTTCCTCGGCTACCGCGTTCTGCTCAGCCAGACCCTCTCCTGCTGCTGCCAATAGGGCGCGAATGTTCATCGCAGCCTCCTGCTGGCTTAGACCATACTCGGCCTGCAGTTCCATGAAGTGTTCACGGATGAAGTTCTTGCGGTCTGTGTCGTTGAACTCGTCGGACTGGAAGTCAGAGACCTTGCCCTTCATGTCACCAGACTTGTACTGTTCGTATAGTTCCTGCTGCTTGGTAAGGTCTGCTGCCTTGCCCATCTCAATAACAATACCGGCCCATTCCTTGCGAGCCTTACCGGCGCTCTCTGCCCATGTATCGGCCATGTCGTTGACAGATGCGTTCAGGCGCTCCTGCTCCTTACGCACATTGTCGGTGTGCTTCTGCCATGCGAAGATACCAACACCTACGGCGGTGGCTGCTGCGGCAATCCAGCCGATTGGTCCCATCATTCCAGCAACACCTACAGCGGCGGCACGAGTTCCAGCAGCCAATCCCATAACGCCCCCGCGTGCGCGTGCGGCTGCAACGGCCTGAGCGGTCAGGCCCTTTGCTCCATTCCAAGCCCACACGGCTGCACTCTTCAATAGTGGAACCAACAGGGTAGCCGCAGGTACGACAACAGAGCCAAGGACTAGGAAGTTTCCAATCGCATTGGCTGTTTCGTTGGAGTTGGTCATGGTCAAGGCCATACCGGCTGCCATGGCGGTGGTGGCTGCACCAGCGGCAAGCATGCCCTTCTTTACCTTCTGGCTCTGCTCAGCGGTCTTTTCGGTGTTGTTGGCGACGACGGTGCTGTTCTGTACATCGTCAGCATCGAACAACGCCATTTGTCCAGCATCGTCTAGGTCATCGAATAGGGACAACTGTCCAGCATCCGCACCACGTGCGGCTGCGGCTGCGCCGCTGGCTCCGACAGAGCGCTGGGCGGCACGGTTGGCGGCTTCCTGAGCCAGCGCCAACTTGTTCAATTCGGTGGTCAACTGCTGGACGGCGGTACGTTCATCAATGAACCCAGCCTCAGCCAACTGTGCACCAAGAGCCGCAGCCCTAGAGTCTCGGTCCAGAATGTTCATTCGAGTACTCAAACCAATCAAGGTTGTGATACCCTTTAGTGCCTGACCAGATAGGTTAGCGAATAGACCAGTCAACATGACCAGTGGACCGGCTACCGCCGCCATACCAATCAGTGCAGCGATAACGGTCTTCACTGGACCCGGTAGTGAGTTGAACTGCTCAATCATCCAAGAGACACCCTTGACGACGACTGTGGCAACCTTCAAGAACGGCTCACCCAGCGTGGAAACCTGCAACTTCATTTCCTCGAATGCACGGTTCCACTGACCAGAGACGGATGCCGCCTGCTGCGCCAACTCCTGCTCAGCAATGTCGGAAAGAGTCTTGAATTCCTCGCCAGCCAGACGGGACGCCTCGGAAACCTGTCCGGTACCGTTCGCCAAGTCTTCCATACCCTTGGTCATAGCCATCATTCGGCTAACCTGATAGGAACCAAACAGACCGGCAAACGCCTTACGCTGGTCCTTCGGGGCAAGGTCTCGGGTGGCTTCGTTGATTCGAGTGAATACCTCAGTCAAAGACTCGGAGTCATCAACAATCTTGGTAATGTCGGTGCCGGTCAACGCCTGCCACTCTTCACGAATCTGGGCGGACGGACGGGCAAGACGCTGCAAGGTGGCCTTAATGGCGTTAGCGCCTTCGGCTGCACCGATACCGTTTTCACGCATAGCGGTAAGAAGAACACCAAGTTCCTTAATGTCTCCACCCCATGCCTTCATCGGACCGGCGGCAATCGGAATGGCCGCAGCAAAGTCCTTGGTCTGTAGGGAGGTGGCGTTCTCGACAGCGTTCATGTAGTTGAACGCGTCGGTCAATTCACGGGTACTCAGGTTGAATGTGGACTGCAGGGCAATCGTTGAGTTGATTGCGTCAGAATACTCCAACTCACCAAGGGTGGAGATACGCATGACCTCACTGGTGTACTCCTGCAACTGAGCACCCTTTAGACCGGTGGCTGCCAACTCGGCCTGAACGTTTAGTGTATCAGTGGCGGCAGAGCCATATGCTCTCGCAGAGTTCATGGCCGTCTTCATGGACGCGTCACGCACCGACGCCAATTCCTTCTCGACGGCAATCTGCTCTTGGGCGGTACCGTTGATGTTCTGGGCGGTGGTGTCATACACCTTGGCGATACGGGTAAGTTCCTTGTCAATCTGGTAAGCCATGACACCAGCAGCCGCACCGAATGCCATGATAGGCATGGTGAAACCGACCATCAACTGACGACCGGCCCACTGCGTGTTCTTACCCCAATTGACCATCTGGGTGGCACCAGACTTCAACTGCTCGTTGAAGAATGCCAACTGCCTGCTGGCAGTGTTGAGTTGGGAAGAAACCTCACGGGGATAGATAACGTCAAGCATTTGCTTTCCGTGTGTGGCGGAACCGGCGTTCTGACGAACGACCATGTTCTCCATAGCCAACTGTTCCTTGTAAGCGGCGGCAGCAATCTTGCGCTGCTTCATCAAGTCACGGAAGGACAACTTCTGCTTCTGCAACTTCTTGATGTACTCGTCGGTGGCGCGGTTGACCTTCAACTGCTGGACTTCAAACATTCCAGTAGAGGCAGCAGCCGAACGGAACATTTGTGAGTTCGTGGCTGCTGCCCTAGTCATACGCTCAAAGCCAGAGGGGTCTACCCCATTCTGTAGAGCAACCATCTGAGCCATTTGGGTGTTGAGGGCACTGACCTGTGCCTCCAACTTACCAAACGCACCATGCATCTGCTGGACGTTTGCTGTACCTACGACTCGTACATTGATGTTATTTATCTCAAATCAACCCTATGCTGTTTCAAAGTTTAGGCCGAGTTCATCGAAGTCTGCTTCGTCTTCCGACTTACCGGCCCGTCTTGCTTCTACCCTTCTCTTCATTTCTTCTACCTTCTCCTGAGCGTCTCCGCCTTCATCCAAGTTGATGCCCTTTAGAGCGGCTGCGAACTTTTGTCTGTCGTATTCACGTTCACGTTCACGTGAGACAATTGCTTCTAGTTCGTCAAGGTTAAGGCTCTCTTCCAACTCTTCGATGTTCTTCCATCTTCCGAGCAAGAGAGCCTCAACCTCTAGGCTGGCTAGGTCGAAGTCTTCCCACTTTCCGCCTGAGCCGCTAGTGCTGCCTCCACTAGTTTTGGGTCATTCAACCTGATTCCTCCGCAGACCTCTAGAATCTTGTAGATGGTCTCTAGGTCCAGTGTCTCACCCAAGTAGACGCGGTACTCTTCGGATAGAACCTCACCGGCCTCCTGCTCATCCTTGGAAGCCTTTAGGGCATCAAACTTGCCCTTGTAGTTTTCCTCCAACGCAATACCGCAGCAGTTGATGAACACGTCAAAACCGTCATCACCCTCGGGGAGTTCAGTAATCTTGTTCCATGCCTCCATGAAGCGACGTAGCCGCGCAATTGCCAGCGGCTTCAATACTACGTCAGTGTCGTCCTGTAGAGTAATCTCTTCTGTAGTGTAAACCTTTGTTGCCATTTTTCCTCCTGTTGTTGTTGTACTCATATGGTAACAGGTTTTTCATCATGCCGCAAATTTTCTCTTTACATGCAGAAAGACCCCCGCCGAAGCGGGGGCCTTCCAAGTCTGCTTGTTTATCAGAAGGAGCGGTCGCGTACGGTTCCGTACCTGCCGTCATCCTCTGGAAGCGCACGTAGTGTAACCGGAATTACCGTGGCATCAGCACGAGCAAGAGTGTGGCTTGAACCCTCAACGGACATAACACGGAATGCGTGGTATGTACGCTCAGTGTATGCGTTGGAATCGGCCTTCTCTGGACCATTACCAATAGCAATCAGTCCACGCTCCAACGGAGCCTCACCTAGACTTCCGGCAACTAGGTCAATCTCGCGGGTCGTCAACGTAGCAGCAGTGGTCTCTTCCGGCTCACCAGCCTGACCCCAAGCGAACAGAAGGTTCTCTAGGGTAGCCTCCGCAAGCGTGGTGCTAATGGTGAAGCCCATACCGTCCTTGAAGACCTTAGGGGCGTCAAGCAACTGGTCAACCTCAACCTAACCGTAAGATGGGTCGTTGGCAACCTCTAGACCGTCCTGCGTAAAACCAACGTCGGTCCAATCCTCGTCGGCTGCTACTGCAGCGCGGTAAGAGAACGGCGCAACTGCTGGAATAGCAGGAGCGTTGGCCGCACCTGATGGTCCAAGAAAAATGGACGCTGCTCCAACAAGAATGTTCTTCTTTGTAGCCATGTTTTATATTCACCTCCTGTGCCAAGTATTTGTCAGCACTTCCTCAGTCTCAATGATATCGCAGGGAAAGTCCCAATGCAAAATTAGGGTGTCCATTCTGCAATGGAGGTCTTGACTGCATAGTCTACATGGTATTCGAACCTGATATTGATTAGGGCTGACTGCCTACCGCCCTCTGTTTCCTCAGGGCTACCGCCCTCGATGAAACCGATATCAATGTTGGCAAAACTAATTCCGATGAACTGCTCCTTGGTCGATGTGTACTCATTCACGTCGCGTGCTGACTCATCTGAACGTTCGAACGCCGTTTGCAAAATAACCAGTGTACGAGTCAAGCGCCTAAAGTTCTGGTCATAGATAGCAAACGTCATGGAACCGAACTTGCGGGCATACAAATCACCGGTCGGGCTGAGGGCATAGCCATAAACAATGTGCGGGCCGTCGAATTCTGCCAATTCTGGTTCTTCGGCCAGTGGGACAATAGGCTCCAAACCGCCATACTTGGATTCGTCCCAAGTATTCGGTTCGTTGTTCTTTAGCAATTCCCAAGCATATGACCTTAGCAGGTATGCGGGGCTCAGTGTCGGGTCCATCAAATCACCTTCTTAGTCTTTCGTGGGCCGAAGATTCTGGCAATGGCAGTCTTGGCCCTTCTTGCGGCGGCAGGTACGTTGGTTGTGCTGGCAGGCTTGACTGTCTCTGCTGCCGCCCGCTTCTCGGCGGCTGCCATAGCCTTCTGCACGTCTGTCAAAACACTCTTCCTCATATCTGCCTCCATAATTTCTGCGCCCGCAGAACCCCACCAGTTCATCCAGAACGCAGTGAAGTTTCCTCTGGTCGTCCTACCCGGCTGCGCGGTGATTGGTCCAAGCCTGTGGGTGTTCCACATGACGTGGTTCTTTGGCTCATTGCTACCCGGCGTTGGAACGAACAGCAAGCCGTGGCTCTGCCTTGACTTGATTTCAACTGTCTGTCCGGTCTCCATCACGTATGCCTTGTTCCAGAAGATGTACTTACGTCTACTCAACTTCCTCAGGTACTTTGAGGGCACACCGGTTGACTCTGTTGTTGGTCTAGGGTTAGGTGTTAGTGCGGGACGGAATGAGTAACCAATGTTCTGACTACCGCCGCGTCCTGTGATTGTGTGGGTCCACAGTCTGGCCGATGGACTGGTTGGGTCTGGGTGCTTTACCTGACCCTCGGTGACACCGCTCGTACCGAACTCGAATACGTGACGCATGTGTCCAGCAGACGCCGTGGCCGCTGCCGCCACATTGAATGCGTTGGCTGCCTTGCCATGTGCCTGCTTGATGATTCCTTCCATGTACTCGTCTTCATCCAAACCAGTCTCGATACCACGCAAGGCACCGATGAGTTCACCAACTGACTCTAGATTGTTCAGCATTTGTGTCTTAGTCAACTTCATCACCCGGAACCGTCACACGCTCTAGCAGCACGAAGTTCTCTGTGTGCTGGTTGAAGGCATTGAACAACGGAGTCACACCGTTGACGTTGAACTGCGTGGCCTTCGGAATGCTCAATGGGTCTGTTGGGTCCGCGTATTCCTCGTCACGCCAAATGATGATGCCCTTGGGGTCACGGATATTGGTGACTCGGTCACGCTTGGAAATACGCACACTCGCTGGTGTCCACATCTTCACGTAGTCGATGTTCTCATAAGTGTCACCGAAACGCTCCGTGGTTCCGGCTACACGAATACCACCGTCAACAATTCCTCGGGCAATGCAGTCGATGTTTCCAAACGATACCGCCCCCTCGTTCTCAGGAGTTTCTGGCAGGTCCACTGGTTCATCGAAAGGAACCCAGACACGGACAATCTCTCCGGTCAACGGGTCTTGGGAGTTTGTCCACTCACCATACAGGTCGAGGTCGATGCCACCATCTGGGGTAGGAACATAGTCATCGTTCTGGTGAAGAAGAGTGGCACTCATGTTGAATCTGGCACCGGTCAGGCAGGTGCCAACGCCGCCGCCGTACGCCATTAGATTACCGCCCAGCCACGCTTTAGAACAAAGTCGCTGAGTAGTTGGTCTGCCCTGACATTTCCGGTCTTGGCGAATGCCCCGTCGTGGAACTGGATGCGCCAGTCGGCTGCTGTCATGGAAGTCAGGTAGCGGTCTCGGTAGGTCTGGTCTGCGCAGGCATAGTCGTTTACCAGCAACTTGGCGGCTTCGCTGACCTGAGACGGCACCTCTTCCCAACCCCAGCGTCCATCAATCTCATATGTGCGGCGCTCTGACCAGTCACCGAGGTGAACGTTGTTTGGGTTGTGAATTACTCCACCGACATGCATGTGCAATCCGTAGAAGTCTGCCTTGACCGGCGGTACGCCCCATGGGAAGTACCGAAGAATGTATCCCTGTGAGTCAATGACATAGTTGGTGCCGGGTCCATTGTCTACGCTGGTAAGGCTTAGTAGTCTCTCTGGTAGGAACAAAGCACTACCGCCGCTTCCGCGCACGGCGCGCACACCCTCGAACAATCCGAAACGCTGGCCGGTGTGAGCATTGATGACATGGCGAACAGCCTTTTCAATCCTGATGACCTCGGAGGCGGTAGCATTCGGATGAATCTCCCTAATCTCTGGCTCTGACAGAATAGGAGTTACCACATCATAGGTGTGAGTAATGGTGGACATGGCTGTACCATCAAAGGTAGGAACAGAGAATGTCCAGTTGACCCTTACTGTTCCTTCATGGTTTACATATGGCAGGACCACGCGACGTACCGCCGCATTTGGGTCAATTGGAGACAAAGTAATCGGGTCTCCATCATTCAGGGTGGCGGTAACACCGGTAAGGGTTGCACCCTCCGGTGGTTGAAATTCTACCGTATTCCTGCGCTGCCTGTAAATTTCCATATGCTGATTATACCATGAATCCTTTCTTATTCCGATTAACTAGTCTGTGTAATACTCAACCACGTCTAGGTGAGCACCGGTAATTGCAGTCGCGCCCGTCTGCAATGTGACCACTCCGGTTGTTGCAACATAGACACGACCAGAGGATGCAGCGCTTGGTCCAGCGAACTGGAAGAGAGCGTGCGATGGGCCACCATCTGGTGGTGCGTACTGCGTTGGCAATGTACCAATCGTCACGGTTGTATTGGCAGCAAGGGAGCCAGAGGTCGGAGCGACCGCGCCTCGGAACTTGACCTTGTTTCCAACCTTCCTGTACTTCAACGCATATCCAGAGATAGAAGTATATCCAGACGCAAATGGGAAGGAAATCCAGCCAGTATCGTTTATTGGCTCATTTCCTGTTGGTACCGCCTTGACAATGTAGTTGACGGTGAGATAAGGCTGCAAGTTGTTGTGAGGTCCGCCTCCACCGTCAGCATACAAACTAGAGAATGTGGTTGATGGACCGCCTGAGTCACCAATCTTGAAACGGTTGACCGATGCGTTGGCATCAGTACCAGACTCTCCTAGCAAACCAATACCGCCCGGGTTGATATTCTTGGAGTTCACGGACGATGGAGCCGCGCCACCATTGGTGGATGCTCCAACCCACATGTCTGCCTGCTCTGATGCGGTCAGGGTGTGCGTCTTTGCGCCACCGGTCTTGCCACGGGCGTTGAACTCTGTCTGAGTAGAGTCAAATCCAACAGGGACACGACCACGCAGGTCTGGCACGTTGAATGTGGTTGTACCATTTCCGACACCGTAAGCAGTGCCCATGACGCCGAACAGAGCAGCATAGGTGTCACGAGAGACCGCTGCACCATCACACAGTAGCCAACCGGCAGGAGCCGTTGCACCCGCGTACGGCTGAATGGCACCCAGCGGCAGTGACTCATCGGCAGGCACCGGTACTGTTGGAGAAGACATGGTGGAACTGGTCTCGTCAATGTAGATAGTTGCACCCACAGCAGAGTTGACTAGGGTGAGTTGGATATACACCCTCGCACGGGTGTGACCGGCAGGAACAAAGTAACTGACCGTGTACTTCTGCCACGTGGTGGACAGAGGCATTGCGCCTGCGTACTGCATTGTCAACCCTGCAGCAAAATAGTCAGGAGCATTGGCGTCGTCATTGGTGAACAGGGCAATATCCGCATTGACGGCTCCGCCCGCTGACGCCTTCATCCATGCAGAGAATGTGACGAACTGACCAGCAGAGACCCTCCACTCATTGGTACCATAATTCTGGTACTGGTCAGGGGATAGGACAATCTTTGCGGAACGATTACCGTCATGCTTCTCGGTGGAATCCAAGGTGACAGTACCGGCGTTACCCCAATAGTTAGACCACCCTGCGGCTGAGCCAAACTCGTTGGCAATCTCAAAACTTGGGTTCTGGTGGAATCCCATATCCTTTCGGAGTTCGTCTCCGCGTGCCGCCAACTTCAAGAACTTGGCTGGTGCGGTGTCTGGTGACTCTCCTGCAGAGGTTGGGGACAGTACAACATATGTTTCACCATTGTAGGTAATGACCGATGCCGGTGGACCAGCCGTGTATGTTGAGGCTGGGCTCCATGCTACCGGCGGATTCCATGCAGCAACACCCGCTGCACCGGCTGAACCAGTTGCACCGGTTGCACCAGTGTCACCCTTGGATGCCAACAGTTCCCAATTCGTGGCGTCAGCATTTGGGGCAGTGGCAGTGGTACCGGCGACCTTACGTCGGTATGATGAACCATTGTAGGTTACTGCATCGTTAACAGCATATGCGGTACCGGCTGCCCACGCATTTCGCCACACCAGACCTGCCGGTCCAGTGTTTCCCGTGTCTCCTCTAGGGATGGTGAAATTGAATACGGCTGCGGAAGTGGTGCCAGAATTTGTCACCGATGCATTGGTACCTGCGGCACCTGTGGTGGTGGTGCCTACACCAACGGTGGCGCTGGTACCGGCGGCTCCCGTGGCCCCAGTTGGACCCTGCGGGCCTTGCGGACCCTCTGGACCTTCTGGTCCGGCTGGGCCTGCTGGTCCGGCTGGACCAATCGGGCCTTGTGCGCCGTCTGCTCCGGGCACACCGTCTTCACCTTGTAGCGAAGCAATCCAGTCGTCTTCGGTTCCGACAAATCCCTGCGCAAGAGCAACCTCGTATGCAGAAAGACCCTCTGGTCCCTCAGGACCGGCAGGACCAGTGTTTCCAACTGGACCTTGTGGGCCAATTGGACCCGGAATACCCTGAGGACCAACATCACCCTGTGGACCCTGTGCACCCATTGGACCCTCTGGACCCTGTGGACCGATTTCACCCTGCTCACCAGCCTCGCCCTGTGGACCGGCTGGACCAGTCAAACCGATGGGGCCTTGTGGTCCGGTGTTTCCGGTATCACCCTTGTCACCCTTGTCGCCCTTGGGTCCGGTAGGACCAACTGGACCCTGTAGACCAACGTCACCTTGCGGACCTTCGGGACCGGCCACACCTTGTGGGCCAGCAGGACCAACAGGACCGATGGGGCCGGTAGGACCGGCGGGGCCTACGGTTCCTTGAATTCCTTGGTCTCCCTTGTCACCCTTGGGACCAGTTGGTCCGGCAGGACCGACCGGACCGGTAGGTCCGGCTGCACCAGTGGGACCGGGTACGCCCTGTGGACCGATAGGTCCAATTTCTCCCTGTGGACCAATAGGTCCAGTTGGTCCTTGTGGACCGGCAGGGCCGGTATAGTTCTCAATAGTTACCGGCAAAGAAGAAGAGGCAGGTAACGCCAACACGTCCTCAGAACCAAGGATTTGTTGGGTTACCTGCCCCTCTTGAAGAACAATCGCTGCGCCGTTGTTGTCATCAATGTCTACCGCCGTTGGGCGGTCATAGAGCACGACGACATTACCGTCTCCCACAACTTCATCTGGAACTGTTGCGGAATCAACGATTTGGATTAGGGTGCCGTCGTCAGAGTCAATGACTTCTACGGCCACAGAGTAACACTCTTCTCGACGTTGATTTGTCCCTTTAGAATCTTCTTCTGCTCATTGGCAACGTTTCTTAGGAACACGTCGTAGTTGA